GAGGAAGCCGGTGAACGGTGCGTTTGCCATCAGATGCCCCCGAGTTTGACGAGGCCGGCGGTGCGGCCGTAGGTGCGGAGCAGCGCTCGCCGCAGATGGGGCGAGGTCTCCATGCGCGCGCTGAGCGCGTCATACGCCGCGGCGTAGTCGTCGATCTTGATTTCGGTCGCGCCCTCAGCGTTGCCGAAGACCCCCCGGAGCAGGCCGAGGGTGGCGCTGCGCGCGAGCTGTAGCCTCTGGTCGCCGGCCGCGAAGCCGTGGTCGTAGACGACGACCACGCTCGACGGCTCGCCGGCGACGGCCGCCCACCCGAGGTCGCGCCATAGCCACGAGGTGCCAGGCCGGCGCCACGTGCCCGACGTGGTGCCCTGCGCGACCGCCTCGCCGTCGAGGGTGACGGAGGTGATCGCCGTGACGGGTAGCTGCGGCAGGAAGAGCGCGGCGCCCACCGTGCCGAGCAGCTCGACCGTGTCGCCGAGAACCTCGACGATGCGCTGTCCGCCGGCCGCCTCTTGCACGACGGCAGTCGCGCACTCGACGAGCATGGTCGCCTTGTAGAGGTCCATGTCGTCGCGTTCGAGCAGCGAGGCGAGGTCTTCGGGCGTCGCGAGTTGGTCAGCCATGGAAGACCCCGCCTCTCTGCCTATTCAGTTGTGTCGATGAGCCGCTCAGCGCTTCCGCTTCGGCCGCACGGGGTCACCCGGCGACGCCGAATCGGTTGACACGTACATGTCACCTTCGACTATCTCGACGTCACCCCGGCCGAGCAGCTCGCGCACCTCGGCCTCGGGCACGTCGGCCGGCAGGACCGCACCGCGGTGCAGATCCTGCCGAGCGCGACCACCCGGGATGTCCATCTCGACCGTCACGGCGCCGGCGGTTACCCGGTACGCCATGATCAGACCTTCAGGCCGCGCAGCACCGCGTGCGACAGCTGGTTGCCGTATTCGAGGCCGATCTCGCCGTACAGCATGGTGCGGTCCGAGGCCGCCTCTTCCGGCAGTTCCTTCTCGAACAGGAAGCCGCGGCCGGGGATCGGCAGGAACCGCGGCGCGCACTGGTCGAGGGTGACGACCGCGAGGGCGTCGCGCGGCATCGCCTGATCCAGCAGGATGCCGAACGTGCCGAAGTCGGTCCGGATGGTGTCGACGCTGACGCCGCCTACGGTGCGGCTCGGGCCGAGCGGGTCGGCCTTCGCAAACGCGTTGGCGTAGGCCACGCTCAGCGCCCGGCGCTGCGTCGAGTTGCACAGGAAGACCGCGGTGCTCTCCTCGCGCAGACCGCCGCCGTCCCACGCGCCCTGGATCAGGTCGTCGATGACGGTGGTGTCGAGCGTGGTGGTCCACGGCTTGAGGTAGGCCACGGTCGCCGTGCCGATGGTGATCGCCGTGCCGCCCGAGGTCGCCGCCACCTGGAAGGTGTTCGTCGCCTTGCCCACCACGTAGTAGGTGCGACCCGGGAAGATGCCCGTGCTCACGCCGACGTCGGTGAAGACGATCTTGTCACCGTTGGCGAGCGCCGTCGCGGTCTCCGTGATGGTGTCGGTCGCGGCCGACAGGCCCGTCACGGTCGACGTGCTCTTGCTGGTCACGTTGGTCGTGATCGCTTCGAGCAGACCCCGGGTCTTCCGGGGGGTCGCGTTCGTGGTCGGGTTGCTGAACTTGCCGTTGATGAACCCGAAGTTGATGTCGAGCGCCATCTGCTTCAGCGACTGCGTGACCTGCCACGCGTGCTCGTCCGCGACCGGGTTCGAGCCGTCGAGGCCGCGGTACGGCGCCGAGCTCGGGGTCGCGATCTGCTGCGAGGTTGCCTGCTTCGTCCACGAGGTCTCGACGGTCTCCTGGTGGATCTCGACCACGTTGCGGACGTTCGACCGCACCCGCTCCTCGGCGGTCGGCGCCGAGGCGCCCTCGACGCGCTGCCGCTGGTGCGACGCGTCGCGCAGGTCGTAGGTCTGCCACTCGAACTCGACCGCGTTCGCGACCTTGCCGCCGGTCAGCCCGCCGATCGCGGACAGGAACGGAGTCGTCTCGCGCGACAGCGCGAACAATTCACCCACGTAGTTGGGCTCGTTGAAGGTGGTGCCCATACCGGTGATGCCGGCCATGAGGCCTCTCTCTCACATGTGGCCGGGTCCACCCGGCATGGCTATTTCTTCTTGGCCTTGACCCGCTTGAGCGCGATGGCGTCGGCGTACCGGCCGGCCTTCGTCGCGGCCTCGATCTGCGCGTCGATGTCGTCGGGCACGCCTCGCGCACCCTGCGACGGGTCGGGCGCCGGCGTGCCGCTCGCGCCGCCCTGCGCGCCGGCCGGCGCCGCAGGGAAGAGCGCCTTCAGCGCCGCGGCGTCGGCGAGCAGTTCCTCGCGGGTGGCGCCCCTCAGCCGCGCCGCCTGGTCCAGCGTCAGCCCGGACGCCGTCGCGACCTCGGCTCGCCACCGTGCCTCGCGCTCGGCCTTGAGCTCCGTCTCGTGGCTCGCGAGCCGCTCTTGAAGCGCGGCGAGCGGATCGGGCTTGCCCTGATCGCCGCCGGCCGCGCCGCCGCCGCCCACGAGGGCGAGGAACGGCGCAAGCTGCTTCTCCAGTGCCTTGCGCGCCTCGCGCTCGGCGGCGAGGGCACGCTCACCCGCTGGGCCGAGCGGCCGGTCGTCGGCCGCGGGCGTAGGTGCGGGTGGCTGAGCCTGTCCCTGCTGCTGCGTCGCCTGCGGGTCGCCCGCGGGTGCAGCGTTCGGAGCGGGCTCGTTCGGTGTGGTCATCGCGACCTCTCCCGGGTTTGTGTCGGCCGGCGTCGCGCCGGTCAGATGAGGTAGCCGTGCAGCCGCAGGAGACGGATCGCCTCGTCGCGGTCACCGGCGCTGAGCCGGTAGATCTCTTCCGGCGTCGGCCGGGCGCCACGGACGCCGGCGCGGCGCTGCGTGCGCGCGAGCTCGCGCGTCGTCCCCGCCGAGGACATGCCGCGGCGCGCGTTGACCACGCGGCCGATGTCGGCGCCGTCGCGGATCGCCTGCGCGCCCGCGTGTGTGAAGACGCGGTTCTGCTCGGCCAACGACAGCGAGTCGAAGTAGCCGCGGGGGCTCGTCCGCAGGTCCGACGCGAGGCTCTCAACGGCCGGGATGTGGATGCAGTCGCACTTCGGGTGCCGCTGGAAGCCCGTCGACCACCGGTAGTACTTGCCCGCCAACAGGGCGCAGCGACTGCACGAGGGCGGCGTCAACAGCCGGACATACCCGACCCGCGGCCTCGCGGCGATCGAAACGCCGGTCGCGAGGCGGCCGGCGTCGGCGATCTGCGTCCGCACGAGCATGTCGAGGCTCAACGAGCCGAACGCGAGCGCCTGCGCCGGCGGGGCGCCGGCGCCGATGAGTTCGAGCGTGCGCACGACCGGCTGATACAGCAGCGTGTCGAGCCTGCGGCCGTCAGAAGCGACGCCCGCGAACGCGCGAGGCACGGCGGCGCCCTCGGCCACCGTGGTGGCGCCTTGTACCGCGAGAGCCTGCGTGACGTACCGGTCGGCACTCTCGGCCGCCTGTAGCTGCGCAACGGCCAGATAGGCGAGAGGCTCGCCGAGTAGGCGGCGCCACGTGACGACGATCGCCCGGGGGTCGACGCGCGACCAAGCGCGCCTCGCGACGTCGGCCACGAGGCGCGCTAGGTGCTGCTGCTCGGCTCGGCGCGCTCGCGCCAGGGTCAGTGCATCACTTGCCGTCATCGCCGGCGGCCGGCTTGACGGCCCTGCCCACGGGGACCGTCGACACCGACTCGCCGGGCGAGCCCTGGCCGAGCAGCTTCGTCGCTCGGCCGATCGGGTCATCCTCGGCCTGCTGCGCCATTTCGGCCGCCATCCGGCGCTGCTGCGCCACGGTGTACCCGAGGTCCTCCCATGCCTGGCGGCGAGGGATGATGTCGGCCGTGAAGAGCTTCACCGCGGCGTCCGTGGCCTGAGCCCGGGTCGGGGTCGCGGCGTCGCGCCAGACCGCTTCGAGGCGCTTCGCTTTCGGGTCCCAATCGCCGTCCTGGAACCGCTTGATCAGTCGGCCGACCTTCTCGTGCGCGCCGCCGAACGCTCGCTGTCTCCGCTCGGCCCGATTGATCAGCCGGGTCTCACGCGCGCGAAGACCCTCGGCCGAGGCCG